ATGTAACTCATGCTGATTTAAATCTTAGTGATTACTTAGGTCTGTTTAAAACTGACTCAGATAGTGCTGTTGAAGCTGAATTATGGTATGACGATTCAGAAAATGTCTTGAAATATTATAATGGCACAACAGTTAAAACATTAGCTACAACAGCATAGGAGATTGTATGCCTTTCCCTTATACATTCCCAATAACTTTTGAAACGGGTTATTTCATTGAAGCTGATTGGGGCAATGATAGTGACTTTGTAGACGCTTATGATGATTTAACTATTAATACCAAGTCAATTCATTTTTCTAGAGGTAAATCAAGCGAACTTGGTAAAGCTGATGTTGGGCAATGTTCTATTACTTTAAACAATGCTGATGGATTATACACGCCTTCTAATTCAGGGGGTAGTTTATATGGTTCGCTCTTGCCCAAAAGACCTATTCGAGTTTACTATTCTTCAAGTGGCACTGATTATTCTTTGTTCTATGGGTTTATAGAGGAAATAATACCTCATCCTCATCTATTAGAACAGGATTGTATTATTACTGCAATTGATGGATTAGATTTTCTCTCTAGACACGATATAGCTACTGCCCTTTATAAAGACGCTTTAACAGGAACTATACACGGCTATATTTTAACTGACGCTGGATGGTCTGCTACAATGAGAACTTTAGACACAGGTCAGGATACTGTCCCGTATTGGTATGGGCATGATGTTAAAGCTAGATTTGCTCAAGAGGAAATAGATGATAGCGAACAGGGATTTTCATATGTAGATGGGGCAGGATACTTTAATTTTGAGGATAGACATCATAAGTCAACTTCTACGCACCAGACTTCACAAGCTACATTTAGTAATACTATGTCTAATATCACATATTCTCTAAATCCTCGTAATGTTTATAATATCATTAAAGTTACAGTCACTCCCTGGGAATTGCAATCCTTTGCTACTTTATGGACTTTACAAGAAATTCCTTCTATTCCAGCAGGCGAGTCAAGAACATGGTGGGCTGATGCTTCTGTAAATGGACAATCAGTTTTTGTGGATGCTTGGACAACTTTAGTGGCTACTACTGACTATACTGCCAATTCAGCGTCAGGAGGTGGCGGAACAGATATGACTTCTGATATTGCTGTAGCTCTTTCCAAACTAGCTAAGACAATGAAAATAACATTAACTAATAATGGTTCTGTTCCTGCCTATATTACTCTCTTACAAGCAAGAGGAACTTACTACGATGATTTAACTAAAGTTACTCTTAAAGCAGAGGATTCTACTTCCCAAACTGCTTATCAGAAACGAACTTTTGAACTCAATGGCAAGTATATGACTGATGCTGACAAAGCGCAAGATTATGTAACTTATGCTATTGGAAAGTATAAAGACCCTAGAGCTGAATTATCCATGAGTGCTATAAACCAAGATGCTACTATACTAACAAGTATTTTGAGTCTTGAAATATCAGATAGAATCACAGTAGTTAATACTCTATTAGGTATAAATGACGATTATTTTATTGATTTTATGGAGCACGATATATCAATGAGTGGGAAATTGCATACTGTAAACTATCATTTAAGTGATACTGTTAATGAAGATTTTTGGTGTTTAGATTACTCATCTTTAGCTTCATCTTCAACGGAAGGGCAAACTAAACTTGGTTATTAGGAGAACATATGTATCTTAGCGGGACAAATGGGTCTATAGAAACAGGAGATACTTACTTCAATGAGATAAGTAAGGGAAATATCTCTGGCAGAAAATTAGCAGTTAAATTTTTAAATAGGGATAGAATTTTAAATCTACCTCTTTATGCTGGTAAATCTCTAGAAGCTAGAATAGAATATGCTAGATTTATTGTGGATTGCCCTAACTGTAATTCTGCTGAATACGCCTTTGAAGATAAACTATTCTTTTGCTCTCAGTGTAGGAACTCAGATATTGAGGGCAAAGCTCGTAGAGTTAAAATGCCTAAAGACAGAATGGAAATTGAATCAATTTTAAGTAAACGCCCTATTAAAAATAGGCATTGGTTTCCTACTGAGACTCTACAAGACTTAGAAAAGGAAAACCTTAGAATGGGGGTGATATAAAATGGCCTGGACAGCACCTCGCACTTGGACGGCTGGAGAAATTGTAACTGCTTCTATTATGAACAGCGCAGTTCGAGACAATCTTCGCTATATAAAAGGATTAGATGGTGTTCCTACTATAGAATCAGGTTTAACTATAGACAATACAGACGGTGATGAAAGACTTCTTCTGCCATTACTCTCAACCGCTGAATGCGCTACCACCTTAAACGCAGAGGGGGAAATAGCTTGGGATGAGACTACTCATCAGGCTAAACTATATAACGGCACTGCGGTCAAAGCGATAATCTCGGAAGCTGATGTAGATGATACCCCTGTTAATGGGGCTGATACTGTTCCTGTAAGTTCTAACTGGGCTTACGACCATATTACTGATGCTGACCAACATCCAGAATATCAAAAGGAATCCTTATTAACTACTGCTGGGGATTTACCATATGCGACTGGGGCCTCTGCTTGGGCTAGATTAGGGATAGGTACTGGTGGACAATTCCTAAAAACTAATGCTGGAGCCACTGCTCCTGAATGGGGTAGCGGGAATGATGCTATCTTACGGTTTGGGAATGATGCAACTATACCAACTAATACTACAACTTATCTTATGGCATTTAATGGGACAAGCCCAAATAACGTTGAGGGTATTGATAAGACAATTTTAGCTCCTAGGGCGGGGACACTATTAAATTTATATGCTGTGTCTTCAACTTATCCTACAGCTACTGAAACATATACCTATACTGTAAGAGTAGCTGGGGAGGATACTTCAATCACTTGTCAAACTGCGGATGTTGCCACGTCAGCTAATGATACTACTCATACAGCCGCCGTTACTGCTGGCCAAGCAATTACTGTAAAATTAGTAACTAGCGATGGGTCGGCAACTGCCTATCATTGTGTCAGTATAGAGTTTGCATAACTCTTAATAATATTATGGAATTATCACCTTTAGGACTTGACAAACTAGATTTAATCTAGCTCTTGTATTCACCTAGATACTCTAAATACTCTGATTTCTCTAGATTCCTGCAATATGGATATTCATTTGTAGGAATAATCTTTGCCCCTAAACATGAAGCCAAATAACAAACCCATTCTTGGCAATTAAAGGTGTGATTTTTAATAACTGGGATAACAATTTTTAGATAGTGTTTTAGTATAAACCATATTCCTGCTAAAAAGTTTACTTGTTGGTCATATGATTTATCTCCATACCAAGAATGAAATGAAAGTAAACGATAAGTTTCCGGCTCATGTTTAAGAGATTTAATTCTATAAATATATGCTTTAGGATAGACAAACCTTGATACAGAAGTTCCTTTTCCTAAACTCTCAGAAGTAATATAACCATCTCTATCCCGGCCTATAATAACACCCCAGTGAAAAGTTTTAGCTTTTATAATTTTACAAGCTAATTTAGCTAACTGTTCGCTAGGAGGGATGCCGAACAAATCACCATTTCGTATCTCCATCATTTTAACCTCAATTCTTTAATTGATTTAATACATCCAAGTGGTATAGCCATTGGGGAATTATATAGTCCATATTGGCTATATCCTCTAGCTACTATTATCTTTTTATTATCCTCTTCTACTAAATAGCCAATTTCCTCAGTTAATGCTACATCGCAAGTGCTTGTATCTAATTGCCATCCATGCTGAATATTAGCATCAACCCATTCAATTAAAACCTTTTTCATATCCCCCTTCGCTCCTTTAATACTTTAGTAATTCTCCTACCTAATCTTGCAGCCCCTTTTATCACATATTTCTCATAATCAGAGCATATATCTTCAATGCAAGCTTCTCTCAGCTTACAATCTCTACACTCAAATTTCTCCTTTGTTCTTGGGTTTATAGGGCAAATAATCTTTTTCATCTGTATATACTCTCACACATTATTTTAGTTCTATCAATACAACAAATTTGCGACCAGTCATAAATAGTATCTTGCTCAAAATCATCTTCATTTTCAGTTGAACATTCAAGCCCTCTATAACCCAATGCCTTCTTTTTAGCTCTACAATATATACATACCCCAGTTAAAGTCTTGCCATCGTGATTGTAATTCTCTCTCCTGTCATCTGGATAAAAGAAAACATGGTTACACACTTTAATCTCCTTTCCATATTACTTTATTTTTAATATCAATCCAATTATTAACACGAATAAGATTATTTTTTATGTTTAAACACCCCTCATTCCAAGGCTGAGTATAAAGTAACTTAAGCGAACTCTTAGTATCCTCTAGCTTTTCAGGCCTGTCATCTATATGCAAATCATATTCACCTTGGCCATAATCAACTCCTTCAAAGGGTATTTGATAATCAACTAGCCATTTAACAAGCCCTAGCTCTCCCATATATTTTACACGATTAGAGTAAATAATAATATCATAAACTTGGCTAATTTCATTTAAAATTTTAAGGGCATTATACATAAAATTAGGTTTACCCCATACTTGCTCTTGAAACATATTGTCAATTTCCTTAGATGATACCCCCAAGACATCTGCTAGATTATACGCAAAGATAGCTTTTGGCCCTATATCTACTTTAAAGTATCTCTTTACAAGCCCAACAAAATCGTATCTTACAACCACGCCATCTATATCTAAGAGTAGGCGTGGTTTTTTTATTTTAGGCCATACGATTGTCATTTCGGGCAAGACTTCTAACGGCATAATTCCCTCCAAATTTCTGGAGTGATTATCTTGTCAGCCAATCCATAATCTATTGCCTCATTTGGTTCTAGCCAAAAATCCCTATCCATGTCTATTAGTATTTCCTCCCTGTTCTTTTTTGCCCCACATTCGCTAAGAATATCAACAACTTTATTTTTATACGATTGCATTTGTTTGTGTTGAATTTCCCAATCTTTAGCATCCCCACCCATTTGACCCGCTGGGAGATGAAGCATTACTTTTGCATGAGGATACAAATATCTTTTGCCCCCGGCTGCTAAGAGAATAGCGGCAGCAGAAGCACAATAACGACCAATGGTAATAATTGGCGATTTTATCAGTTTCATTGTATCGTAGAATAAAAATGTAGAATCTAAATCACCTCCTGGTGAAGTAATAATAATCTTGATTGGCTCATGTGATATAGTATCAAATGCTAACAGGGCGTTATGCGATTCCATTGCCCCGGAAATTACTCCTTCAAAGAATAAGGCTCTATGTTCTTGAGTCATGTGTTCCTTATAACCTACCATCTGAGAATCATCTACAAGAACATCCTTATCATTAATTTTAGTTATTCTTGGATAAATCATTTCTTACTCCTTATTAAATCTATATTAATTGGTTTATCTACACCACGCACTCTAAGCGCAAAATCTTCACATAATTTAATAATTTCCGTGATTGCCCCTGGTATAAATATATCTAGCCCATAAGCATTAAAAGGTAATAATACACTATTAAGTTGTAGCCGAAGTTGTCCAATAGCTTTAGCGTATTCTTCGTCACTTAACCATACAACATTATACTTTTTCATACACTTACCTTTATTGATTGACGTGGACTTTCTGGATATAATTCCCATTGGCTAGAATATGGAGTTAATAAACTAATAATAGGCGTTGTTAAATCTGATGGTGGGAATCCTCCTGTTTCAGCATAACCTCCCCACTTCAAAAAGGCATTTGTCTTAACGAGCATTTTTCTCTTGGCCGTGACCTTACCTGACAGAAATCCGTTTTTATCTATCACGCCTCTATTATCTGGGAGTAGATAGATTTCAGGGCTAACATTAACTACATGGTCATGAGACATAGCTATCAAATCAGCATGAATCCAATTAGAGGCCCTTTCCGCTTTGACTGCTTTGGCTGACTTAGTTCTAGCCCCGCCATACCCATGAGTAATATACAGCCAAAACACAAACGGCTTTCCTTTAGTTCGATTATTATAATCACCAAAAGATAATTTATATAACATACCTTCAGGGCGATAAGGTATTTTTAGGCTTTCAGCAATTAACTCACTAGGGTCTTCGCTAGTGGCATTAGCTATCCTTATCTCATGGTTGCCAGTAGTAGTCCCTAGAATGTAATCCTTAATAGGTTCTAACATCTTAGTAACATCTTTTCTTTGCTTTTTAGGGGATATTTCTTGCTCGTAAACATCACCAAGAGATGTTTTTAACGCTGCTTCAATCAAATCGCCATTAAGAAAACAGTAAGTATTTTCATTTTTCTTAACGAAATCAATAGTCCTTTGGAAGTGTTTTAATGAACAATAAGGATTGCCATAATGCAAGTCAGAGATTATAACTAACTTAACCTCTGTTAGTTTTGTAGGAAGTATCCTACCATACCATCGCAATTCATTACTCAAAACAACCTCCTGTCTTCATGCTTAAAGCATCTTTTACATTGTCTAGTAATTTTATTACCATAAAGTGGATGTTGAATCCAGTTACTAAATTTATGAATCCCTAGTTTACAAAGAATCTTATTCATTTATTTTTTGCAATGAGCCGCAAACCCTCCGCTTTTATTTTATACTCCTTTTCTATATTTGTCAAGTCGCATTGACTAAGTTTAGTAATCTCAGCCGCCTTATCCTCAAGAGCAATATCAGCACCTTCGCCGTAAAGACGAATAATCTGCCTACGATATTCTAACAGATTGCCATCAAGAAATCTGTTACAATAACGGCATTGAGTATGAACATTACGCTCGTCAAATAAAGTTGAATTATGACGGCGAGATACAAAGTGCCCAGCATCGCAAAACGAGATTTTTAGAAGTTTACCACAAGTGATACATTTCACATCAGTCAACGTCCCTGTTGTTTTTAATGCGTCTCTTAATCGAATAAACTTACTAAAAGCACTCCAAGCTTTACCTTTAATTGTTTTTCTGGATGGTTGTTTTTTCTTTTTAGGTAGTAAGTTATTACTTTTCATTTATACCCCTTTATTTAGTTATTGCAATAATTGTGGTAATGCTTCTAGCTTAATGTCCTTGATGGATCTATAGAGTCTTTCCGTCTTTGAGACAATTTCTTTTAAATCATCAACCCAAGATTCTCTAATTTCTTTTTCAATAATATAATCTAGCGCATTCTTTGGGTTAGAAAAGAACGCTATGTTATTCCAGTATTCTTCGCCTACTTGCTTTGATGTTGGCCTACCCCTCCCCTTACCAGTGATAATTCTTTTTTCCTGAACGATAATATTTAATGGGTCAGCTGCCAATCTATATTTATTCATAAATTCCACTTCTCTTTTAACTCTTTTAGTTCTCATAAATACCTCCTACATATTGCAACGTGTTGCGAAATGTTTAAAAAACCTTAGAATAAGATTCTTCCTCTTTTTTAATATACCCGCTCCCATTACAGGCAAAACATTCGCCACCTTTGTATCTTCCTGAACCATGGCAACTAAAGCACTTAACTAACAATCTTATGTTTCTAAATTCTACACCTCCATTAGTTATATCAAACCCGTAGACTTCTCGATTAGGATTGTGCCCAAACCATTCCTTAGCTTTTCTAACTGTCATTTTACCTTGGTCAATAGTTAAATAAAGCGATGCTAATTCTTCCGAAAAAGCCCTTCCTCTACCAAGGTTTGAGGCCTCATCTTTTTGAATAACTATTAGAGCTATACCGTTCCCTACTTTAGATTGTATTCCTTGGATAACATGGCCTATATTATAAAGTTCATTTGCGGGCAGAGCAATCCAATCAATAATAGTAATTTTATCACGCTCTATTATATCTGACCAGTTATCTAATCGTTTAATAAGTTCAAATTTAGGCGTACTATCCTCTTTAAGAGGATTATTCCAAGCCATTCTGCTAATCCTGCGTTTGAACTTTACTGGTGTATATTCATTGCCCATAAGAACACAAGAGTAATTGTCCATATTTTCCCAGAGAAAATTTTGAGCAAAGGTTGTCTTGCCCATATTGGACACACCAGCTACTACAATAATATCCCCTGGTGAGATACATACACATCCATCAAAGCCGAACTTAGTGCCATCTCTCCCTTTAGGGAAGTTTATATTCAATGTTTGTTCTACACTACTATTATACCAATCTATTATATCTTTATCTTTATTAATATACCTATATATACGGTTTGACTTTTCAAGTTTTCCTATACTAACCTCGTAGGATAGCTTCTGCACTACGAGGTGACGATTATCACGCTCTGTAATTTGTAGTTGACGGCAGATTAAATCAAGGTCAAACGTCTCGCCCTTATGAACTTCTAGCCACCTATCTACTATCGCAGATACTTTTTTGTATGTAATATCTTCCAATTTAGCCTCACTTTTCAAAAGTCAAGAAATGTCAAGGATTTGTCAAACAGGGTTTTGACAAGTAAACTAGGTCAAGAAAGTCAAGAAAGTCAAAGTATATCCTTACCTTTACCATTTTTAGCTTTATCAATATGCTCATTGAGTTTATTTTGAAGGTGTATAAACCCGGCCTTCAACTGGTCAATTTCATAATCAATAGGGCGGGGCTTAAAGATTGGTTTTGCTGTTATAGTTTGGATATTATCGTCAATAGGGTAAGGTTGAATTTTTAATTTAAATGCTTGTAATCTAGCACGTGCAGCATATATCTCATCCCATTGTTCTTTAGAAAAATATTTACCTGTCGGCATAATGAATACCTCTCAAATTAGGCTCTGCCAGGTGTTTTAATACTTTTCTATCCTCTGTATTCATACTTTCCTTTTATTGGCTCTCAGGGTGGGTAGGTGTCTGTTCCACCTAGATGGCAGTTCCTATGGGACTCTAGACCCGTAAGTCGCTGTTACCTTCCATCATTTATATTCGCCAACAACTTGTAGGCTCTTGTTGCCTATTTTCACCCACCCTTTAAGCCATTTACCTTGAGCCTACACGCCTTACCTTTAGTTGTTAATGACACCATCCTTTGTATCCCTGTTACTTACAACCATTTCACAGTTGCACACCACTAAATTTAGTGCTGGGCAGATACCCCTCGGCTCAAGTCTCTAAGCCTATGCCTTCATTCCCCTTTAGGCTTACTCAGGGAGGCTGGATGCTGGCTCGGTTTTACTTCCCCAGCCACGAACCGATTTACTCGCCCTACTTTATTCAATGTTTTGCGAGAGGACACCAGCAAACTATTCAATTGTATTTATCCTCCTTATTCAATTATTTCTGCACCTAGTTTTATTGCTGCTTCTACTAAGTGATTATCACCCCCCCAAATTTACCAGTCTCTATATCTTTAATCAAGCGACTAGCCTCGTCTACAGTAAGTTCTTTAGTAGACATTTTCTTAAAGACTTCTTTCAGATAAGTCTTCGCTTGGTCTGAAGTGATACCCTTTTCTTTTACTGAGGCATAGATTTTTTTGGTTTGAGCAGGGGTGATGCTAGTTTCACTCTTTTGGGGTGTTTCAGCAGTTGGAGGAACGGGCTTTTCTGGTGCTCTAGGTTCAACTTTAGGTTGCGGTTTGGTTGCTATATTAGCGTCATCATCTTCATCAGATACTATTCCTAATAGAGCTGATAAGCTATAACGCCTGGCATAGCTGATAGCAGAGCCTAGAGATTGTGGGTCGTCTTTTACAGGATTAAGAATTTGATAGCCACTAATCCATTCCCCACTTGTATGGTAAAGCGTGGTTTCAAGCATTGGTTTACCACCATCAGTTGCCATTGTCTGAGCTATGCTTAGCCCATTTTCTGATAGTGGTTTACGGATAGTTTCCCAGATAGTATCAAGTGTAGCATACTTTGACTTGTAGAATGGATTGATAGCATCCTTCTTAACAGCTACCATCTTACCCTGAAAGCTACTCAGGGCTATAGCTAGTTCCTTAATTGATTCTGATTTCATATCCTCTTCTTACCTTCCGCAATGCGTTGCAATATCTTTTATGGTCTATAAACCCCGTCACCTGAATTAAGTGCCCATTCTATAGATGATGGTAAGCCTATATGATAACCTCTTTTATCTAGTTCCGCCAATATATGAGTAATGGCATTATCAATATCTAGATAGGCTTGAGTAACTCTTATGTTTTCATCACCATAAAATTCATCAGCTATTTGGGTATTGTCTATTATGATTTCACCTATTCTAGTTCTTAGTTCTTTATCATTTCCTGCTGTTAACATTAGAATAAATCCTCCCCTGTTTCGCCTGATTCTTTATCAAAAGGTTCGGCTTCTTTACGTTGCCCTAGAAATAAGACTTTATTAGCGATAACTTCAGTCTTATAATGTTTTACTCCATCATCACCTTCCCATGACTTTGTTTGGAGCCTACCTTCAACAAATACTTGCTGACCTTTCACAATGTATTGATTGCAGGTTTCAGCTAGTTTATTCCACGTGACACAGTAAAACCATTCCGTTGATTCTGTTTCTCCAAACTTGGAATTAACTGCCACGCTAAAGGAAGTTACAGTTTTGCCAGAAGGAGTGAAACGCATCTCAGGTTCTTTACCTACGTTACCAATTATCATTACTTTATTTAAGTTAGCCATTTATAGCCTCCATTTTAGGTGGTAAAGTTAAGTGTATAACTTGTTTGTATAAACCTTCAGCATCAGCTAATACATTATTGATTTCATCGCCATTAGCCTCTACCTTAAAGCCGTCTACCCCTTTAACTGCCGACCTTTCAAATACTACTCGATATTTACCATTAATTGATTGGTGAATTACCTTTGTCTCGTTAAAATCCTCCATTAGTTCCTCCATGAATTTATTAACTCTGTATCAGTCTTATCAAGTGCCCAAACTACACCAATATAATACCATCTAAAAGTGAGTTCTTTAATGAGGTTTTTAGCTTTGCAAATACCTAATATTTTCACTTTATACTCCTATTTTAACATATTATTTTATTTTTGTCAATAAGGATGTGTATTAATGCCTCCTGACACTCGAACGCTTGCCTCTGAATTTTTAAGTTCTATTAGGTTATTATTTAATTGTTCTAATTGTTCAGCAATCTTAACTAGAGCTTCTACTATCATACTATCTTTCAAATTTAGTTCGCCGTATCTATTAGCATAATCCCAGTTCATTCTGTTACCTCACTTTATTTAAATTAATCCAATCCAAGAGTACATCACCTTCAATATATTCCTCTTTATTGTCGTTTATCTCCCAGTGTCCTAAAATCCTTAAATTGTTGTCTCCTATTATCTTTTCATGTTCTTCACATACATTAACTTGTTTTTTTGATAAGTTAGGGAACACCATATATAACCAATATTTAGCCCTATTATCACAAAACTCGCATTTCAATTTATCCACTCCTTTATTTTTTCATTTTTTATTCTTAATATTCGGCAAGTTAATAGAATAACAATCCATTGCTCTAATTTGTGTACCTCATCTTTTAGTCTTTCTAATTCAGTCAATATATGCCTCCTTGCTTATTTCTCCTGATAGTGCGTCAATTAAGTACACCTCATTCCTTATAATCGTTAGACCAAGAGCATGGTTCTTAGTTAGAACATTATTGTTAAAATAGCTACCTTTCTTGAGAAATGAAAAGTGAATATCCTTACCCTCTTCTCTGGCAAGTTCCACTAATAGCATAGCTACATCATCACAATCTACGCCCTCTCCTGATAGACTTAACCTAATTATATCTTGTATGTGGCTTTCCTTAAACCATAATTCAAGCTCATCAACACTATTAAATAGCTCTAGTTGTATAGGCACTTCTTTAATAGTTTCTCTTTCTACTGTTACTTTCTCAATTCTGATTATTGGCTCACTAGGTAGATAAATAGTTTGAGTTACTACTTTTGAGTTTAATGAACTATAGTATCCGCCAATACAAAAGCCTAATATTAATAATCCAAATGCTATTCCTGCCAAGCATATATTCTTCATTGTATTTTATCTACTTCCCTTTTTAGCTTATCTATAATTTCAATTATTGGAATAAGTTCTTCGTTTGTTAGTTCGTCGGGCGCAGTAACTATTGGTTCGTTTTCAGTTCTGTGTATAAAAATCGTACCCTTTTTAGTTTCTATAATTACATCAATCTTCATCTTCTCTACTCCTTAACATAGTGCAAATAAATTATTCTTTCATCATGTGGTAAATTAATACATACATCACAAAAGATATGACTCGTTACCTTCCCGCAGTGATAGCAACGATTCCTATGGTGCTTCGGTTTTAATTGAGGAACACCAAATAAGATATTTTCAACAAATTTTCGGCTTTCTCGTTCTTTTTTACTTTCTTTATATTTCATTTCTTTAGCCTCATTGGACTAGACTCTTTATCTAGTGACCGCCTTGCTAGGCAGTTTCGGCTTCCTGTTTAATCCTAATATCATCTGCTAAGTATTCATCAGTTAATTGAGTTTCAAGACACTGCATTTCTATTCCACTTAATGGCGTTTCAACTTCAAAGGTAACTGTGACTGTTGTCATTTTTCTTTACCTCCATTTATTCCTTACTACAACAATATAACATAGTTTAGCGTAATTGTCAATACTCTTTGACAATTTTTAAAAATATTTTTGTACTCTATTGTTTAAATATATGTTATAATATATGTATAGATAATATATATATAGTATATATAGAGAATAATATATATATATATATAATAAGAGAGAGGAATTATGTGGAATAAACAACTTATTGAATATTGGTGTTCTCATTATACTCAACTACAGGAATATGAATTAAATCCCTTTGAAGAAATTCGTATATTCTTTAAGGAAGCAGTTTTAACAGGTAGTAGACCTGACCTTGCCCCTTACGAAGATACCTGCGATTTGAATTGGGAGTTTGATAAAGCTTTAAAAAAGTTAGGTTCTAGAGAGAAAGAATTTAGAAGGCTTTATATAGATGAGGAAGGAGAGAATCTGGCTTTATTTAATGAATTTTGTAGTTTGCTAAAAGAAGGTGAAGAATGAGATTAAGCCACGACCAGAAAGAACAAGCACTAACGGGAATGCGGATGCTAGGGACTAAGAAAGCAGGGGCTTTAGCAGCTAATATTCCAATAGAAAGATTAGAAGAAGAAATTAAGAAATCGGCTGTATTTAGGAAAAGAGTTAATGAAGCAAAAGCTATTGGCAAGTCTAATCTAGGGGAATCCGGACTTGATGTAATTATAGAATATGCCTTAAATCCACCTCCCAAAACAGATAGAAATCGTTTAACTGCTGCAATCGCTTTATGTAATGCGTTTGTACCAGGTTTTAAAGGTATTTCTACAGTACAAGGCAAGATAGACCATGATGTAAGAGTAATAACGGCAGTACCTAGACCTAAATATATTGATGCTACGGAAGTCAAGGTACTTGACAATCCCCCCAAGAAAATGTTACAATCAGGTAAGAGGACTAAAAAAGTAATAGTAGATGAACAGGGTAATTATATAGGTACACAGACTGTTGAGGATGTAATAGAAGGTGAAGTTATAGAATAGATATTGCAACGCGTTGCAATATGTAGGGAATGAAAATGAGTATAGATTTAAGTAAACTACCAAAGCCATATTATCAAGACGAATGGGCAACTATTTATTGTGGGGATTGTAGGGAGATACTACCCGAATTGCCTGATAAAAGTATAGACCTTGTGTTGACTGACCCTCCTTACGGAGTAGGTATGGGTTATGATGTTTACAATGATACGGAAGAAAATTGGTTTGAACTAATGAGCTGGGCGATTCCACAAATGCGTAGGGTAGGGAAAATGGTTATTATCCCGAGTTGTCAAATTAAAAGACTAGATTGGTTCTACGCAAACCACAAACCAGATTGGTTAATATGTTGGTACAAAGGTAGTGTTGGGTGTGCTGCGTTTACTGGATTTAACGATTGGGAACCTCTTGTAGTCTACGGGAAAAACAATACTACCATGCACGATTACTTTCATGCCAGTCCTGAACCACAAACAAACGGGCATCCGTGTCAGAAACCACAACTTTGGTCAAAATGGCTAATAGCAAGAGCAACTAATAATAATGGCGATTTAGTTCTTGACCCATTCATGGGAAGCGGTACTACAATAATTACCGCCAGACAGTTAAACTGAAAGTGTATAGGAATAGAAATATCAGAGAAGTATTGTGAGATAGCAGCCAAAAGATTATCTCAATCAGTAATGAAATTATAGGTACTCAAACAGTAGAAGAAGCCATTGAAGGGGAAGTTATAAATGAGCAGTAAAGTTTATGGTGCAAGCGATGATTTAATTGAATTTGATGGAGATGTTACTGGCGAAGTTGGGCATTATGGAACTGATGAAAATGAGCGTGGCGATTTAATCATATTCAGCGATGGGACTTTGCTAGAAATTAAATACGGCAAGGCAGATATGGGTATATGGGGGATCATTGGAATAAAAGCAGGGGATTTATTCGATAGGATAGACCCTTGTAATGATGAAGATGCTCACCCGCCTAGCGATATAGCTCACTTCAAAGACGGCTTAAAATGGGCTTATGTAGCTACTAAATGGCAACGTGCTGAATAGTTATTGAAGGGGAAGTAATTAAGGAGAGTGAATGATGAAATCTAGAAGAAATTGTTCTAATGGGGTTAGAATCTACAATGGTGAACCTTGCACTAATTATCCTACGCTTTATCTTCATACTCTAGCAGAAGGGATTTATCCTATTTGTGGGGTTTGTGCTAGAATGTATATTTCTGAAGTATTACATCCACTGAGAGAAAAAGATTGGACTGACGAAGATTGGAATAAATATTTTAGTGGTGATTAGATGTCAACAGAAATAATTGAATCATGGTATAATTCATTAATTGAGGATTGCAAGGATTTAGTTACCGAGGTAGAATTCTCCGCTAGGTGGACTTTAGTAGAAGGTTATCATACTTTAGGACTTAGAATCTTACAGGAAACAGATAACTTTGAACGCTCTCAAATATACGGAGAAAAGATAGCGCAACGCATTGCGGAAAGTCTAGGTAAGTCTGAAAGAACAATCAACTACGCTATCAAGTTTGCCCAGTTATATCCTGATTTAAACCTACTTCCGGAAGGGAAAAATTTGTCGTGGCATCACTTGATAAACAAATACTTGACAACCGGAGAAAAGAAGCCTACAATAACTAAGGGTGAGCTTATGAAACAGATACGGGCAATTAAGGAACTACTAGAGACTGAATACCTCAAGTCTCATCAAGAAGCAGTTATAAATAATGATGTAGTGCAAGCGCACTATGAAAGTCTTTGCGAGTTTATCCGTTATCTCCAAGACCAGGTAAATAAGATTATAGAATACAAGAATGAATAAGATTAAACCAACCATAACAGACGAAGTAACGGGAATAGAAGTATCTAATGCTCTTTATGAAGCCTATCAGAAAGGTATCAAGGAGGGTAGACGGCAGGTGATTGAGGGATATGTTAAGAATCTTGAGCAGATAAAATGGCGACTACTGATAAAGCCTAGCCAAACCCTTGAATTAGTGGAGCAACTACTAAAGGAGATGGAGTGATGGGCATAGGAAAGATAACAGATACGCAACGATTAAACTGGTTAGAAAAACAAGAGGGGAGCGGTCTTCTGTCAGATGATAATGGGCATTGGGCAGTCAGTGGTAGTGGGTTACAAAATATACCATCATCGGATGGTACTCCTGCTGCTATAGCATCAACCTTCTTTGTAGAAAAAGAGCAATGGGAATCAACTATCCGTAAAGCTATTGATAAGGCTCTTAAATTAAGTGGCTTCTAAAGAGAAAATAAACAGCGTAGAAGAAGCTATAGAGGGAGAGGTGATAAATGAAACCAATTAAGAAAATAGCTTATGGTAAAGATGTTTGGTGCAATGAAGAAATGGATAATGCTCGTAGAAAAGAATGTCTTTGTTTTAATTGCAGGTATTTAAAAGTTTGTGCTAGTGCAAGTGAATTATTTGGTTTTTGCAAAGACTATGATTTAGCAATTATGGTAACTAGATGTCCAAATTGGGAAGTAATTAAGGAGAGTGAGTAATGGACACAAGCAAGTTTGAGCTGACAGATGAGGAACTAACTGAAGAAGCTGAAATGCTCTATAACTTTAATATGTCCATTGAGGGAATAGAAGGTTTGTTGTGGCAGATATGTAGGAAGCAGATTAGAAAAGTTCTCTCCATGCTGGAGCCTGTGGAGTTGGAGGCATTGGGGGATGAGGAAGTATTTAACTTAGGATTCAAAACGCCCTATAAATCAATGAGTGTTGAACTGTTTATGCTTGAGGCTACTCCTCATCTCCTTATCTTTTAGCTAAAAATCTACACCACTAAAAACACTTTATGTGACATAAGATATATAGTGCGTACCAAATTCATGCGTAAATAAGGGGTAGGGTATGTTATTTTGCTAGGATTTGTGAGAAGTAAGGAGAGTATCCCCCAATAGTTCTAGACAAAAGTAAAAGAGCTTTTCACCTGTCAATAAATGTCAATAGCAGCAAGTTCCAACCTTATTCTAACGCATTGTAGTAAATATTCAAAGGGTTTTAAAAGAAAGTAGTATAAGTCTTGACAAAGTATAGATTTTAGTTTATAATAAAGAAAATAAGTAAGTAAAAGGAGAAAGTCTATGTGGTCAAGAAAAGGGTTATCGTTATCAAGGGTTAATGAAGTAAGGGCAGCAATTTCAAAGGGTTATAGTAAGGAGGAAGTTTGCAAACAGTGTAAAGTTAGTGCTTCAGTGGTATAGAAGAAACGGGTTCCATTTAGAGAGTGTTGAAACTTTAAATAGTGGGCGAAGAGTTAATTGTTGGAGGCTGGAAATATTTCAACCAGCTTTTAAGCTATGAAACAGAAGCGCAAATATACCCGCAAAGTATCACTAGACAATGTGCAATTAAAATCTAACAGCATTAAAGTACCTGTTAATGGTAAACTACCACCCGATATATTAAAAAGTATAGAAATAACTTGTGAACATAGAAAATCTTTAGGGTTATTTGATGACTCTAAGGAACGAATAAAAAGGGCTTTAAGGTATCAGGAGTTTATAAATGGCAAAAGAATATGAAATAAAAACATTACTAGATTTCACTAAAGTTCCTAAAGATAAATTATCAATCTGTCTTAATGAATTTGCTGACTGGATACAAATAATGCGTAATGCAGAAACCCTTTGTAAAGATACACTAAAACCTGTTGAAAAGTTTGTATGGGTAGATGATAAACAAAGAAACATCACTATTAAATTTTATGAGTATAAATAGATTCCGCAACGCATTGCACAAAGTGAGGGTAAGAATGATAACAGTTGAAGGGAAGAAATATATAGTTCTTGAGAATCTTGGATTCCAAAACGGTTATTACGCTAAAGAAGTTGCTACTGATGGTGATGCTAAAATTGCCGTGAAACGCAATGGTAAGTGGGTCTGGTGGACTGCTGAAGATAGACTGAGGGATAAATGTCTAAACCATCAATAGACCTTAGTAAGCTATATACACCACACCCTGGCATGAAGGTATTATCGCTAGGATCTGGTGTTCAATCTAGCACTTTACTCTTAATGGCTTGTAAGGGTGAGATAGAGAAACCTGATGTTGCTATCTTCGCTGACACAGGATGGGAAAGTTCAGTAACTTATAATCACCTCGCATGGCTAAAGGGCGAAGCGGAACGGTATGGTATACCAGTAATAATAGTTCAAGAACACAATATAAGAGATGATAGTTTGAACGCTTCCGAAATGAATAAGGGATTTATATATTTACCAGCACATAATATTAGATTAGACGGTGTATGCGGTATCAATAAACGACAATGCACTAATAATTATAAAATAACGCCTATCAAACACAAAGTGCGTGAACTTTTGGGAGTGCCTCGTGGTGCAAGATTGCCAGCAGAAGCCGTTGAGCAATGGGTTGGGATTAGTATTGACGAGGCTCAACGCATGAAGTTATCAAGGGATAGGTGGATAGGTTTGCGTTATCCTCTTATAGAACGGATGATGTCTCGTAACGATTGTATTCTTTGGTTACATAATAATTATAATGGGTTAAAAGTTCCGAAGTCATCATGCATAGGTTGCCCATTCCATGATAATAACGCATGGAGAGATTTAACAGAAACGGAGTTTGCAGATGCTTGCATTGTGGATGATGCTATAAGGTCAACACGAATTAAATTTACTAATTATCTTCATAAGAAACGGATACCACTCCGTGACGTTGACTTAAGAACACCAGAAGATAAAGGGCAGATACCATTTGAGTTTTATAAACAGGAGCGGATGACATTGTTTGCCACAACTAGTCCGTTATGGTATATCGTGTGAGATATGTTGTTTGGCATCTATCGCCTGATAGTAATTTTTGTAAAGTTGATTAATGATAGCTGTGTCGCAATTCCGTTGTTCAGCTTCTTTTGCCAGTCGGAGTATTTTAGCGGGGTTGGTTTCTTTTAGTGCCAGTTCTTCGTTCATTTCAATCTCCTTAATCTTTATAATAAGAGTATAAACTAAATAAATATAAATGTCAAGTCTTTTAGGAGATTTAGGTAGTGGGTCAATTTGAAAAAGGGAGGAATTAAATGGAACTTAACCAAAAAAGAGCACAAGATATTATTATGGCTTTAGATAAACTTGGGTTAGCATTAGCTAACTATAGCCACCAATGGGCAGATGAAGAACGCAAAGCTTATGAAAAGGCTATAAGTGTTCTTACTTCTATTTCTTCTGCCGATTGTAGGGAGGTTGATTCGTCGGTTTTAGCGACAGTTTGAGGTCTGATGCTTTAGCGTAAACGGCATCCTCTGTTCTACCGAGTTTTATACCGATTACTCTTGTGGGAGTATTCCCATTTATGAGTTGTTCGAGTTTTCTAATGTCTGATTCCGACCAATTCTTGCCAGCATTACGAGTTGAATTCGCCATAACACACCTCCTCTATAGTAGGGATAATGGTTATAGCACTAATAGAGTAAGATGTCAAATAGGAGTGAATTGGGAAAAAGGGGGTATGATATAATTAAAGTATGCAGTTAATGAATTCAGATAGGGGGATAATTATAATGGGAGATATATGGGATTACAAATTGCGCAAAGCAGAGATGTCATGGGAATTAGCTTTGCGCATAATACCCAAAGGCGTTGAATCCACGGGGAAATGGACTGATAGTGATTACTTGAAAAACGCCCAAAAGATTCTCAAAGAATGTCATGGGATTGTAGATGCCGTTTTTACAGAGGATAAGTAGACTTATCCGCCAAAGAAACAATATCCTCAATAGTCCAAATACGATTGCTTATTCCTGCTACCATTGCAGGCGTTCTCGGATAGGGGTTAGCAAGCGTCTTATGCGGTCTGGCAAAGTTATAATACATGAAGTGTAATGCTACTGCGTACTCTAGGTTTTCTATTTTCTTTGAGAACGCATTCGTCAATCTTGTAAATCGTCTCATACTCATTCGCATTGTTAAATTCTGGCGTTCTACAAAGCTGGTTGAGATTAGTTTTGGGTCTGGATTGCCTTGTACTACATGTGGGTCAGCCCCTACGCACTTAGCAGAGCTGTATCTTGTTTCCCCTTCTGGCTCTTTACCGTATAACTTAATCAACATGGCGTAATCAACCTCAGAACCAAAAACATCCTCAACCGCATTAAGATACACCCTGTGACCATCAGTTGTAAGTTGGACTCTGTTAGCTAACCTGCTTCTTAAACTTCTCATAAACTCGTAAGCATAACCAGCATCCCTTAATCCGACTAACCAGCAGGGGACTAATTTGGTATCTGCATCTATTGCAGTCCATGTCCAAACATCGCCATAACCAAATCTACCCTGTTTGCTATCTGGTACATTCTTTTGCTTGGCATAACAGAATGACCATATCTCATCACACTGAATATGCTTACAATTGAGATTGGTTAAAGCTACATCCTGATACTTAGTGCAAGCTGCGCCAACGGAAGCTAGTAATCTTGTTACAGTTCCCTTAGCTGTATCGGTTATTCTGCAAGTAGCTCTGATTGAATTACCCTCTACTAAGGCTTTTATGACTTGGGTTCGCTTCTCTAAACTCAACTTGTTCATTATACCCGTATTATACATGACCGCTTAAGCATTGTCAAGCATAATAAGGATATTTTAATAATATATTTTACAAAAACGCATGAGTGTGATATAATAGAACATATGTTCTGTACGAAGGTGCTAACTTGACAATTTTTAAATTATTGTTAAAATTTATGTTAAGAGGATATAGCCAAAGGGGGATTAATATGGCTGATGTCTTTGATGTAGCTAAGTATATACTGCAAAAACAAGGTTCAATGACTACTATGAAATTACAGAAACTTGTTTATTACTGTCAAGCTTGGGCATTGGTTTGGGATGCAAAAAAACTTTTCCCTGAAAAAATTGAGGCATGGGCAAGCGGACCAGTTGTTAGAGAATTGTATGAAGTGCATCGTGGCATGTTTAACATATCCAGTATCGGAAAAGGTGATGCAAATAACCTTACACCCAATGAGAAAGAGACTGTAGACAAAATACTAGAGACTTACGGCATAAAATCAGCTCAATGGCTTAGTGATTTAACACATTTGGAAAAGCCCTGGAACGACGCTCGGGGTTGCGTAGACCCTGGTGAGAATTGCGACAAAGAAATTACCCAGGCATCAATGTGTGAATATTACAGTTCCCTATTCCCTAGTGGTGAACCTATCTAAATGTCCAAGCAACCTCCCCGAAAGCAAAAGACGCTTCAACCTTCCTCAGTTAAGAACCCATTAAGGTTGCAAAATCCTACAACCTATTATGACAAACGATTCTCTTGGCGTGTTCTTGACAAGTATATTGATTGTGGCGATTGCAAATTAGGTTGGTCGGGGATTGATGCTACTCATTTGCTGACTTTCATCATTAAGGGACTCCAGTCCTATGAGACGATGACATGGGGAGAAATAAGACAAAACAAGAAGAGCTGTCACCCGTGGGAATTAGACGAGATACCCACGGAGTTTTACAATAGATTACAGGAACGCCAAATAGATATTGACGAGTTATTTCAGATAAGTCTTGGTAGTCTACCTAGAGTGTTTGGCAATAGAATCGGGCCAACTTTCTATTTGATTTGGTATGACTCTAACCATAAATTTTGGCCTACCACACCCAAAAACACTTAAAACTATTTCTCCCACCTAGCCAAAGCAGCTTTCTTAGCTATCTCAGACCGTTCCTCAGGGGATAACTTACTAGCCCTAGCCTTACCACCTTTGAGACCTCCTAGTCTACCGAGTGCCACAGCCGCAGGGTTCTTAACGATATGTTCCTCATCGGTAGCCTGGTCAACAATACTCTTGGCTATTATGTTCGCATCGGGTGTTCTTTTATTCTTACTCATATTATAAGTATAGCATAACCGCTCAAGCATTTGTCAACCCTTAGTAATTTCAAATTGACCCACTACCGAGATTTATTTCCGCTTGACATCTTACACAATATATGGTATCATTATAAATAGATATTGCAACAGTTGCACAATGTCTGGAGTATAAATGGCAAAACCTAGTATAGACTTAAGCAAGTTATATAAACCACACCCTAGACAGGTATTGTTTCATCAAGCACCAGAGAGGGGGAGATTATTTGGTGGAGCTATTAGAGGTGGTAAGACAGTTTGTGGAGTAGCAGAAGGAATTCAATTGTCCTTAGACTATCCTGGCAATGTAGGAATCATGGCACGTCAGAATCTGCCTGCTTTCAAGCGGACAGTAATGGTAGAGTTAGAGAAATACATTGATTACTTATATCCTAAAATAATAACACAGCATCATTCAACAGACCACTATATACAGTTTTACAACGGCTCTAGGATATGGTATACTGGCCTCGGAGATGATACCAGAGGATTAGCATCTCAAATGGGAACAACAATCGGCTGGTTCTTTATAGACCAAGTTGAGGAATGTTCTGAGATGCACTTCAATAACCTTTTAGGACGTTTATCGCTTAACTTGAAGGATATTAAGCTCAAGTATTTTCTAACTGCTAATCCGATGCCTGGTTGGGTTAAAATGCGGTTTATTGAAAGTCATCCTGACGATTTTATCTATATTCCGTCACTCCCGAAGGACAATCCTTATTTGCCGGAGAACTACGAGGCTGAATTAAGGGCTATTTACCCTGAAGAAATAGTGAAAGCATGGTTGGACGGAGATTGGGATGTAATGGAAGGCGGTAACTTCTTATTCCCTTATGCACAGATTCGAGCAGCAGTTAATAGAGAAGTTGACATTAAAGATAATGATATAAAATGGCTTGGGCAAGATGTAGCTAGAGAAGGAGACGATTCTAGTATTGCTACCATTCGTCAAGGTGGGAAAGTAATCTATACCGACTCATGGGCTAAGACAGACCTTATGGAATCCACTGGTATAATCCTACAGAAGATAGAACGCTTTAACATAGATCCTAAGAACGTCAATTTAGACGCTGTAGCTCTAGGTGCTGGTATCTATGACCGCTTAAGAGAACAAAAGGTTTATATAAACGGGATTATAGCCGGCGGTGAGCCTATGGATAAAGAACACTATGTTAATTCACGGGCTGAGATGTATGACAACCTTAGAAAAAGATTTGAAGCAGGGACTATCAGTATACCAGACGACCAAGACCTAATCGCACAGTTAAGTTCTATTCGCTTCAAAATCGCATCAGACAAGAAGTTACAAATTGTATCAAAAGAGGAAATGAAACGGACTTACCATCTCAAATCTCCAGATAAGGCTGATTCGCTGGCTTTAGCATTTTATGAGCCAAAGATAAACAATCCTGCTATCCGCTGGCTATAGATGATATAGTTGAGGTGTAAAATAATGGATATAAGTTTGGATTCGCCTTGTGTATTTTGTGATTATAATGGGAGAGGTTATTGGCAAAAAGAAACTCATAATAAGTATTGCCCATTTTATAAAGTGGGTGGTGTTGAGGATAGAGAGAATAAACTTAGAGATATAGTTAAAAGGCATTATGAATATTATAAGGAATAGAATTTGAACTGGTTAAACTACTGGCGATTATATTGTAGAATATTTAATATCAAGATATGCCGGAAGTGTGGCAGACGGTTAGACTTTAATTATAAGAAACGGCGTAGGGGTAAACTCTGCGTGTATTGTTATGTAGAAGAATCACTACAGAGGTATTGACATCGTTACATTATAATTAGAATAGAGAGATGTATATAGTGCGCACTACTCTCTATCCTTTTATGCCTAAAAAGAAAAGCCCCCATTTCTGAGGGCTTTGTGCAACTGTTGCAATATCTTTTATTTTTGTTCTAGGAGTTTTACCATTTCAGCGTTGACTCCTGCTAGTGCGTAACGAAGTTCCTTTAATTCCTTTTCCTTCTCAGCAATTTGCATCTCTAGGCTTTTTACGATTGATTTCTTATTTGCGATTGTGTTATTCATTTCAATCTCCTTACTTAACTTTATATCTATATAATAAACTATAAATTCTGGTTTGTCAAGTCTTTTTTAACGAATTTCAATAAATATTTTTAAGGGGTAATTATTGTCTATTATAGATAAATTATTTAATCGTAGTAAAGCCCCTATACCCAACCGCAACCTATATTATAGCGGATTAACACCTCCCGACCGAACAGGTGAGGGGTTTCTTAATGCTTATAGTACGATAGGCTGGCTTCACGCCGTTGTCTTTCGCATAGCTCTAGGATGTAGTGAAGTCGAGTGGACTTTATTTGACACTACTAACCAAGATAAGCCTAAACAGATATTCAAGCATCCCCTTTTAACTCTCTTAAAGCAGGTCAACCCCTTCCAGACTTCAAACGAATTTATCGCTTTAGATACAATTTACAATGAGTTAATCGGTGAATCGTTTTGGGCTTTGAACTTTAATGCTTTGGGTGAGCCTGCGGAAATCATCTTACCCTATCCGAATAAGATGTCCGTAGTGCCGGATAAGAACTTCCCATTTGTTAAAGGTTATGTTTATGGCACAGGCCAAGACGCAGTTCCCTTTGACGTAAACGAGATTATACATTTCAAGTATCCTAATCCGTTAAATCAGTATCGTGGACTTGCGCCCGCACGAGCGATAGGAATTAATCTTGATGCAGAGCAGAACGCCGACAAGTGGGTTAATCAATTCTTTTATAACTCGGCTAGACCGGATGGAGTGATTCAGTTTGACTATAATCTATCAGATGAGCAGTTTGAGAAGCTAAAGAAACAATGGACAGAGAAATACAAAGGTGTTTCTAAGGCTCACCAAGTGGCTCTATTAGAAGGTGGTGGCAAGTATATCCAGATTCAGAACACAATCAAGGATATGGACTTCGCTAATTTAAAACAAAAGAACAGAGATGTAATTCTAGGCGTCTGGGGAATGCCGTTAAGCGTTATGGGAATTAGCGAAAATGTAAATAAGGCTAATTGCTATGATTCACAGACTGAATACCTAACTGATAATGGTTGGAAGCTATACGAACAAGTAACAGATGATGATAAAATCGCCTCTTATGATAACGACTATATCAAGTTTGAGAAGCCGTTAAAACGCTATCAGTATGACTACAATGGCGAAATGTATCATTATACCTCTAAAGTTACTGACCTAATGGTAACACCTAACCACAATCTTTACTACCGCACAACTGAAGGGGAATATAGAAAAACAGAAGCTAAAGACGCTAATTATACACGGCTAATATTTAAGGCTAGTTGTAATTGGCAAGGTGAAGATAAACTAGATATTCCATTTGATATTAAGCTAGAGGATTGGCTAGAGTTTCTTGGCTACTTTATTTCAGAGGGTGGTTTGTCTGTTAAGGCTCGTAATGGGCATCACTATATGTTTACTCTAGCCCAAAAGAATGAGACACACGCAACTAAAATCCGTAACTGCTTATCCCAATTACCTTTTAAATTCACAGAATATCAACGTGATGGTTGCGAAGACTATTTCCGCTGGAATATTTATGGTAAAGAGATACATCAATACCTATTAAATACCATCGGCGGTTATTGTGAAGAAAAACAAATCCCGAAGGATGTAAAATCACTGAATCCTACTTTACTAAGGATATTATTTGATGCCTTAATGTTGGGTGATGGTTCCTGGGATAAACGAGATGACCGCACAAGTGGCTACTATGCCACAGTCTCCAAACAATTAGCCGATGATGTTATGGAGATTGCCCTCAAACTTGGATATCGTGTTAGTTGTAAACCGCATACTGATAAAAGACCTAACCGCCAAGTCGTATATTTTGTTCACTTATCAGAATTAAAAGAAGTTGAAGTCCAGCAATCTAATGATGGTATCAATATTGAGCAATACAATGGCAAGGTAAGTTGCTTTGAGGTATCTAGCCATTTACTGATAACAAGGCGTAATGGTTTTGTTTCTATTCAGGGGAATAGCGAGGCAGGGGATTATACCTTTGCCCGTTGGATAGTTAAGCCTAGACTAGATTGGAAAAAAGCCAAGATTCAAGAGCAGTTAATCCCGAAATTCAGACGTTCTGAGAATCTTCAAATAGGCTTTAAGGAAGTAGTCCCGGAGACAACCGAGCAGAAGATTAGTGCTGCTGAATCGGGCATGAGAGCAGGTTATCTAACTATCAATGAAGCCCGTAAGACTCAAGGGCTAGATCCTATTCCTACTGGTGATGTTTTGTTAGTGCCTCTTAATCTTATCCCTACACCGATTAAAGGTGAAATGATTAAGCCACCCGAAGAAACTCCAGAAGAAGAACAGATTGCGGAATCGTGGAGTGGAGCAGTGGTAGCTCGCCAGCCTCATAAGCTGGAGGTCGGGAGTTCGAATCTCCCCTCCGCAACCAAATCTTTAACCCCCGACCAGAAACGTCTACACTGGGAAGCCTATGCCAAGAAAACAGAACGCCAAGAAGAAGTCTTTAAGAAAGTATTTGAGAATGTTTTTAATGAGCAGAAAGACTTAGTAATAGCGGAGATTGAAAGAACTGGGCAGTTACCACCCTTAGATGATGATTTAACCGCTCGGAAATTTGAGCCAGCTATAGAACTTGTGTATCACGATGCTTTCGAGAGTGCGGTATAATTAAGTTTTTTCTTCTCTTAATGATTCATAGATATTACCAATTACTTCACGATGTTGTCGTTCATTAGTGCAGCTTTCGCCAATAAGTTTTTGCAGCATTTCAAGATAATATAATTTATAGTTAACATCATCTAGCGCTTTTGTTAATACTTTTTCAACTTTTTCATTCATCTTCTTACTCCTTATCTTAACTACTTATTGCAATGCGTTGCGGAATCTATTTATACACTTCGCCTTTAACTATTACTCTATCAGGCCAAAGAATAGCGGTACATGGAGACATATCAAGTGATTTATTGTGTTGAGTTAAGTCGTCCTTCATTGCTTTTAGGGCAGATTTCTTGTCATAATAGCTTCTTGAGCAAGTCGTGATATGCCCATATTTATCAAATATCTCATAGTTAAATCCAGAGAACTGATTTACTGATATTGTTTTAGTATCTTTAATAGGGATAATTTCAGGTGTTCTTGGTTCACCCTCCCATCCACAATCACATCTTTGCTGTAATTTACGCCCTGTAGTCCAACAATCAGAGTGTAAAGATTCTCCACAATCAGGGCATTTTCTTAGTTTATTCATAATCTCACCACCAATTTAATTTGATACCTTAATTATAAACTACTTATTCTAATTTGTCAATACCCTTTAGGAATATATTTTCAGGAGAATGAAATGGTTTACGGATATTATATAACTGACACAGTAGGGAATGAGTATTTCTTTACTGAAGGGTGTTCTTATTGCCGAATGTCAACAGGTGGGCAGCATGAGCCAAATTGCCCTTGTAAAGATTTGAAAGTGGCAGATAGAGAAACTAGACTCCGTGAAATCAGAGATAATAGTCATCGTAAATATGGGGAAGCATGGCAGAAATTAGCAAATCTGTAAAGCAACTGGACAACTACGCCCTAGACTGGATTAAACTTCGTTCTCTAACTCTAGCCAAGTCTATCAATAAGACTACACTAGAGGCTTTAAGAAAAGAGTTAAGTCTAGGTTTTGAGGCTGGTGAATCTATCCAGCAACTTACCAAGAGGATTGAGGGATACTTTACTGAGAACGCTAAGACTAGGGCAGAGATGGTTTCGAGAACTGAAGTTATAACGGCATCATCAAAAGGAGCAAACGACCGCTATCAAAAAGAGGGGATAACACAAATAGAATGGTATAGCGCACCTGATAGTTGTCCTGAATGTGATGCATTAAATGGTAATATATACCCTATAAATGAGGGGCCGAGACCGGCTTTACACCCCCGATGTAGGTGTTCAATTTTACCCATTATCCCTGATTAAGTGTTTAATGATATTGACTACATTTTCTAAATCAGCATCTTTATCAAAGTAAAGGCATTGCCATCCCAAAGTATTAAGGAATTTAGTGCGTTTTTGTACTTTAGGGCTATTAAAATATTTACCTACCCTTTTAGGATTATCTAATTCAATATCTAAATGATATTCGGGAAAAGCAAAATCTAAAATGTAGGAATTAACAGGATATTGAAATTCAAATTTAATTCCTTCTCTATATAGTAGATTTAACAAAATAGTTTCGCAACCTTGTGGATGATTACGCAAAAAATTAGCTCGCTTTGTAGCACCATTAATAGCAATTTTTAATCCATCATCATGGCGGTTGGGATTTCTAACCCATTGAGTTTTAACCGCTTCTGAGGGGTTACGAATAGGAATATTAAATTGTCTCATATAACGCATAAGAGTTCTAGTATTGATATGAAGTTCATTACAAATTTGATTATATACCCATAGTTGATTTATATAATGGTCAAAAAGCCAGTCCTTAATAGATATACCAATATGAGATTCTAGGGCATTATCAAATTTTTGTTGCTTTAATAATTGCCCGCACTTGTTTGAACAACAATTTATGTTTTTATGGCTTTGAGCGAATGGACTTTTACAGATAACACAAACTTTAATCATGCTTAATAGTAGTCCTTCCGCACTTATTACAGCGATAGCGTTGGACCCTATGTTTACCAGACCAGACAAAACCAGCCTTGTGCATAAGATGATTACAGTTAGGGCAATTCATTAGCGTGTTTCCTTAATGGTTTCAACATCTATTATATCGCCATTATTATCAAGTTCATTAATAACCAACTTCTCGCAGAATGTTTTACCAATTTTAAGTTTGGTTATATTTGCTATTTTGATTAATTCGTCTCGTTGATTTGATTGTTTAATAGTCGTATAAGAATCTTCCCCTGCAAGATAATCCATAACTCGATGTTTTTCTAATTCGTACTTCATTCCTCACCTCCTAACTATAGTATAGCATAGTCTAATCTATTTGTCAAGTCCTTTTAGGAAAATATTTTATGAGCGTAACTATTAAGAGCTATCGTAAAGAGCGTGAAAAGGAAATCCTTGACGGCTTACAAAAAGGACTAGAAAAAGTCGGTTTAATTGTAGAGCGTCAAGCCAAGATAAACGTATCGCAATCTACAGGACACCCCAAAATCCAGACGGGTAGATTAAGAGCCTCTATAACTCATAACGTCAATCCCAATGAAGTAGAAATAGGGACTAATGTTTACTACGGAAAGTATTTGGAACACGGGACAGTAAACCACCCGCCTTACGCATGGCTGTTCCCTGCTGTTGAATATAGTAAATCACAAATTATAGAAGCTCTCAAAGGGCATGAATTTACAATAGAATAACCTTCCTGGAGGTATTATGGACACTGTATATAAGATTTTAGAAAACTGCGAAGTCAAAAAAGTAGGCGAACGACAATATGAATTTACCGCTTCTACTGCTGACATAGACAGAGATGGAGAGGTAATTGATGTCTCCGGTTGGGACTTAAAGAACTTCAAAAAGAATCCAGTCATAATGTTCGCTCACGACTACCGTACACTCCCAATAGGCAAGGCTACCAAGATTGGTGTTAAAGATAGGAAATTAGTTGACGTTGTAGAATTTCCTCCTGAAGGAACTTATGAATTTGCTGATACAGTAGCTCGCTTAGTAGACGCTGGTTATTTGAAAACTCAATCAGTAGGGTTTATTCCTAAAAAGTGGGAAGATGCTGATATGGAAGATGATGAAAAAGGACAGAAACCAAGACGTACTTATACTAAACAGGAACTATTAGAAATTTCAATCGTTCCTATTCCTAGTAACCCTAATGCTTTAATAAACGCAGTTAAAGATGGCGTAATTACTCAAAAACAATTTAATACTATCATAGAACCTATAAAAGAAAATGATTCCTTTAAACCTGCTAAGACATCTCAAGAACAAATTATAGACGAGCTTGATTATTTAGAGTTAATGCTCAAAGAAAATGGGGCAAATAATAAGGTAAAAGAGATATTGCAACGTGTTGCAGTAGAGTATTGTAATCAAGTAATCATTACTGAAGACGCTATTCAGGATGCGACAATTCCTGTTGAAGATATAAAAGATACTAGAAAAGATTCACTTAAAATTCTGAGTGAAATAATCAAAGAACAATTGGAGGTAAAATAAATGGAAATCAAAGAAGAATTGGAAGCAACTATAAAACCTTTAACCGATAAGGTTAAAGAATTGGAGGGGAAATTGGAGGAATACAAAGCTAAGGATATTACTCGCAAAGTACCTGGTGATATTGAAGTTAAGGTCGTAAAAGATGCTGGCGACCAGCCCTTCTCTAGTCTTGGCGAGCAGCTTATGGCCGTGAAGGAATTTACAACTTCACATGGTACTAAAGTTGATGCCAGACTGAAAATCACTGGTGCAGGAGAGCAGATACCCGCTGATGGTGGTTTCTTAGTCCAGACTGACTTTGCTACTACGTTACTTGAAAAGACTTTTGCATCCAGCGGGATTATCAGCCGTTGTTTTCGCATCCCGATTAGTGCCAATGCTAACAGTATTAAAATCCCTGCTGTAGCAGACTCAAATCGTGGTGACGGATATCGGTCTGGTGGTATCCTAGCATACTGGAAGGGTGAAGGCGCACAGAAATCAGCTACTGTTCCATCCTTCGCTCAAGTTGCTCTAGAACTAAAGAAACTGACCGGATTAACCTATTGCACTGATGAGCTTTTGGAAGATGCTTCGGCATTAGAGGCTTGGATTGGCAGGGCATTTGCCTCAGAGTTTGACTTCAAGATTGCAGATGCTATCATCAACGGTGACGGTACTGTTATGCCTCTTGGTATTCTCAACTCCCCTTGTCTGGTAACTGTAACTGCTGAGACTGGGCAAGGCGCTTCAACTATCGTAGCTGAGAATATAATCAAGATGTGGGCTTCAAGATTTGGCCCCAACTCGTCTAACTATGTCTGGCTGATTAACCAAAACATCGAACCTCAACTGTACACTATGGGCTTGGCGGTAGGTGCTGGTGGCGGGCCTGTCTATATGCCAGTAGGTGGGCTGAGTGTTGCCCCTTATGCCACTCTCATGGGCAGACCTGTTATACCTTGTGAGCAGGCGGCTGCGCTTGGTACTGCTGGTGATATAATCCTGGCTGACCTTTCACAGTACGTAATAATTGACAAGGGTAGTGTTCAGGCGGCTTCGTCTATCCATATCAAGTTTGATTATGATGAGACTGCTTTCCGCTTTGTCTATCGTTGTGACGGTCAACCGCTATGGGCTAACTACCTCACCCCTTATAAGGGCACTACTTCCTACCAGAGTCCTTTCGTGGTACTCAATGGTACAAGAACGTAAAATAAGGAAGGGTTATTTTACCTTTCCTAACTAAAGTAAAATTGGAGGTTTTTAATGAGTAAATTGAATGTTGCACAAGATATACACATCGTGCCCATTACTGCTCCTGCCCAAATCACTTCTACTACTGTAGCCCCTCACATCAACATGAAACAGTATCGTAAGGTAGAGTTTATTGTGGCAATGGGGGCTATTGGTGGGGATGCCTTTACTATCACAGCTACTCAGTCGGCGGCTACCGCAGGCTCTAGTTCAACAGCTATTGATGCTAGGTATAGGCTGACTGCTGCGGCTGGAACGGATACTATGGGAGCTGTGACCGCCCTTGACGACTCTACTGGTTTCGTTACTGTTAATGGAACGCATGAAAATATGACTCTCATAGTTGATATTGATGCTACCGACATGACTACTGCCAGTAAGCCTTATGTAGGTTTGACCTTAACAGATAGTGGTAGTGGCGATGTATTCTTCTCTATTACCGCTCTTTGCTGGCCTCGCTATCCGCAGGAAACTAATGCCAGTGCATTAACTTAGGAGTAACGTGACAATTCAAAAACGAGATAAGAGGAAGAGGCGGGCTTCAAAACCCGCCCTTCCCCCACCCAACATGGCAGAGAAATCTATCACATCACCACCAGTTGACACTATGGTTAGAAATAACAAGTGTAAATGGTGTGGGCGTGGCATGATTAACATACGCTGTCAATGTGGATACGTTAGACCAATCAACAAATAGTCTCGGAATAATCTAGACCTTTAGGAGGTTTTAAAATGAGTACACAAGGTGTAGGAACTTATTCAATCAATTCATTCTGGGAGTCTGGTAGGCTTATCTTCTACGAGAAGGCTTACGGGCACACTACCACAGGCGATGTTTTCATTCTTGGTGCTGACTACGTTCAAGTAGGCGATACCGCTAACGATGTAAACTTTGTCTGGGATGGCACTACTACAGGCACGTTTACGCTAGACGCTGGAGCGCATACCCTGGCTATGACAGGTCTAGCTACTTCAACTGATGGAGCAGTAACAATCACTAATGCTACAGCCACTTCTTCAACTACTACAGGGGCGTTAATCGTAACTGGTGGTATTGCTACGGCTGCGGACATAACAGTTGGTGATGACATATTCATGGCGGCTACAGGTGTTATCAACTTTGGGGCGGGCGATATAACTATCACTGGCGGGACTAACACTCTGGCGATAGCTGGTGCTTCTGTCGGTGTAACTGCGGACGGCCCGATAAGTGTTACTATTGCCGCCCTAACAGCAGGTGATGCTTATTCCGGCATTAAATCATCTGTAACTTGTGCTGCCCCGAACAATGCGATTGGTGCTGCTGGCTACGTAGAGGCAACTTATACAGGAACAGGCGCAGGTCATTTCTATGCTTTCGGTTCTTGGATTAACTTCGGTGCTTCTGCTGTTACTGGTGCTTATCATGTATGCGCTCAGGATAATGGTATATATGGTACTGTAACGGCTACTAATACCCGTTTAATCTTTGGCTTAAAAATGGAAGCTATCATTACTGGTACACCTGCGGCTTTCTGCCCGTTCTATCTTGGTACAAGCAATAAAGCAATCACGGCTTTGTTTGATATTGCTTCCGCCCCTGCTATCGGTGCGGCCTCCGCTTCTTCAGGGACTATCACTGGTAAAGTACCTCTATATGTAGATGCTGCTGGTACTGTTAAGTATGTAGCTGTCTACGATAGCCTAACCTAACTAAATGAAGGAGAATGAAATTGCTGCTTAATGTGTTTGAAAGGTTACTTTTAAGGAACATCGTGCCTCAGATTCAGGGTTGGAACTATGCCCACATGAAAGAGGCAAGGGAACTCATGGAGGGTTTGTTTACCGAACAAGAGGAAACCGACCTTCAGTTTGAGCAAGAGGGAACTAATGTCAAGTGGAAGATTAAGAAAGAAGATGGAACTGATGTACCACAAGAACGAGACATACCTGTTTCAGATGGTCTAAAAGCCAAAATAGGTAAGTTCTTGAAACAACTTGACAAAGAAGAAAAACTAGAAATGCAACACTTCACGCTTTACGAGAAATTCATAACTGAGAGCCTAGCCCTTAAGCAAGGCTAGTCATTCTCCTAACGAGTGGTGGTGAAAACAGCCAACAGTGAAGGCTACAAACTGGTGACGGAAAGAGTTGGGGTATTGAGGTAGTACATCTCTTGCCCATTCAACACTCAGGTGGAAAGACACCCGCCACTACTCTAAACAATGGAGGTGAACATGAATTTACAAGAAACTGTTTTTACTGTTTGCAGGTCAATGTCTGGGCAAGATTCTTTTACTGTTAATATAGGTGATAACCTTGTTATAAAGAATGGGGATACTGAAATCTTCAAAGACAAGCCTACAGGTGGCAAGAAATGGCGAGTAGTTATTACATTAAACATATCAGAATCTAATTCATAACATCTATAAGGAAGGTGTAAAATGGTAAGTATAAATCCAAGATTTGTTGACGGGCTATCAGTAGCTAAAGGTGCTAGAGAAGCAGGATGGCTATTTGGTAAGCCTGTTTTAATGTCCGGTGGGGGTGGTGCTGCAAGCTGGCAGAAGGGCTTACAGTCTCTTTCAACACATCAAAAAGGTTCGGGTTGGGTAGCCAATCTATATGGCGGTGTTCAGTCCGGAGATGATTGGGCTTCATGTTACATTCCGGTAAACGAACTCCCCATTACTCAGTTAGATTCACTTTATTGGTCATGGTATCAAACTGCTGCTGAAACTATGGGTCTTGGTGTAGTTATATGGGTACATGACCCTACGGACTTTGACAAGAGGGCTGAAATTTCCCAGTTAGCTAATACATCAGGATTAGATAAGGCTGCTGGTTGGAACTCACATGAGTTTGCTTCTACTGCTGACCAGATGTTTTTCTATGGTGAAGGAACGACTGATTCAGCCTTAACAGCAGGAACGCTTTATACATGGGATGAATTTCAAGCGGATACTTTATTTGACAGCTGGAGTGTTTACCGTATCTCATTTGATTGGGGTTGGGATGCTTCAGGTACTTACGAAAGTTCTTATCTAGCTGAGGTTAAAATCAATGGTGTCTACTTGGAATTAAGACCTTCAATAGATGAACCTGCTAAAAAAACAGGGGCATGGGTAACAGTTACTATTGCTGATAACGGGACTAGTTCTGGTGAATTAAATCTTGGTGCAGAGTTTAGAGATGTTCAGCTTTATAGTTCGGCTTTGGACAGTTCTACTTTAACAGTAGAACCATCAAGGATCTCAGGGGATACGGCAGTACAGGCTTATACCTTTGACGCTGATGCTACTGGTGATTATGTCAACACCACTACAGCAAGAACTACAGCAGGCATGAATGTCTTTAGAGATATATGCGCTCAGTTTATTACGGTACTTTGCGGCGCTTCTCAGACAGGTGGGCCAAGAACAATGTATATCAGAGGAGTTGAACCAATATAAAGGAATGAAGATGGACAATGAAAAACCTCCGAGTAGTATATGCCTCCTTACTTCAATTAGAGTACATTCTGGCTCTAATAACAGGAGTATTACTAGGCGCAGAGAAGTGGCTTTTATTCAGCATCTGTCTAGCCCTATGCTTAGTTCTAGGCTTCGTAACGACTTGGTTGTATTGGAAACTGTTTGATAAAGGGTTAAAGAATGAATAAAGTTAAATGGATACGCCCTACAATTTCATTAATTGCTGTTATTGGCTTAACTGGTGGATTTTTCTTAGATAAGATTTCGCCAGAGGCATATATAGGTTTAATGGCAGTTGCTATTACATATTGGTATAAAAGCCGTGACGAGGAAAAGAAACATGGGGTTTGAGCAGCTAAAGAACATAATTGACTTTAACAAAGAGCAGGCAGCACTTCACCCTATAGACGAGGGTTTAGAAAACAATCTTTGCCCTTATGATGATTGGACTCTAGATATAAATTCTAAAAGTGAAAGAAGTTGCCCTATTTGCGGTAGGATATGGGCGGAGTAATATCACCTTGTTGAACAGCTAGTTTATATCTTTGTTCTCGTTCTACCTTCTTTTTATGATTCTCTTGTAAAACAACTAATTCATTTTTAGTGGCAGCTAGTTGATTCTCTAGCCTTTTAATTATAGTTTCTAGCTCAGTTACTCTCTTTGCTTTTTCTAATCGGTCAATTAGGAAATCAGTAACTTGGTCTAAATCTAGTTCCCATTGTAAGCCAGCATCTTTATCTTGCCAAAGTTGTTTTTTAATAAGCCTTTTCTTATGAGCCTTGATATTGACAATATTAGAACCTGTGGCTTCAACAATCTCTTTAATTGTTTTACCCTGCTTGAGTAGTTTTAGAACTTCATTTGACTTTAACATTTTCCCACCTCCATAGATTATATTTTAATAATAATATCGGGGGGGAAAGTTTGTAATACGTGGCTACACTTATATAGGTAATGGAGATAAATTATGTTTGGATGTTACGCTTCAATAGCTGATTTAAAAGGGATACTTGGAATCACTTCTACTACAGACGATACTGTAATGAGAAAGATTTTAGAATCATCCAGCAGGGCTATTGATAATTATACTTACAGGGCATTTGTAACTCAAACAGCGACTAAGTATTTTGATGGTGCTAATGTATTATGGATACCAGACCTCTTAACAGTTACAACCTTAAAGACAGACGAAGATGGTGATGGAACTTATGAGAACACTTATCAAGTAGCAACAGAGCCAATAGATTATTATCTCTATGGAGTAGGGTTAGAGGATACTCTAAATACTTTCCCAAAGATTAGGATAGAGACAAGTCTAAACGGGGATTATAGTGGCTTTGCAACTGGTTGTAAAAAAGGTGTCCAGATAGCAGGAGTGTGGGGATATGGAGACGGCATCTCTGCCACACCCTATATAGCAGACACTACAATAACTGAGGACTTGACTGCTGGCGAAAGTGCGATAGATGTTACCTCTGTGACCAATCTATCGGCAGGGCAACTAATCCTGATAGGCTCTGAGCAATACTACATTTACTCGATAGCTACCACGACTTTAACAGTAGAGCCTGGGGTTAATGGCACTACCCAAGCGACTCATTCCAGCGGAGCTACTATTTACATCTATCAGTATCCATCAGACATAAGGCAGGCGTGTATAGATTTAAGTGTAGCTACTTATCAGAATAGAAGTAAGCAAGGATTACAGAGTGAAAGAATAGGGGATTACTCTTATACAATAGCGGGAACTTCGCTAGGTAAGAGTATGGTTGAATCTATCTTGGGGAATATTCACAGCTATAAGAGGATGCGGTTCTAGTTCACTTTTTGAATATAGCAATCATACTAGCAAATGGGGCTGTATTATTATGTTCACCGAATTGCAAGCGACCTTTTATAAATCTAATCTCATAAGCAAAGGGTAAAACGATTTCGTGAAACCATTTAACATCAGTATAAGACGGCAATAAAAACACTGCCACTTCAGTATTGCCATTTTGGATTTCAAGTAATGCTTTATTTAACCAATGTTTGATAGCCTTCCCATAGGGGGGATTTATATAGCATCTTTTACCCCATGTAATATTTAAGCCGTCAGTTTCAAATTTAGGATTAAGTGGGCAAGGGTCAAAATCAAAATGAAATTCATTATCTAATTGTTTATAAAAAGCCTGTGGTGTTTTTTCATTAACATTAAAGGTTTTATATGTATTAGAATTTTTAGCCATACTGTTCCCCCACCAGAAGATATTGCAACACGTTGCAGAATGTTTAATCCCAATAGCACCAACCCTTTATCATAAGCATAAGAAATCTCCAAATACGCTTATGAAACGGCATAGCTAAAATAAATCTATTCCTTACAGGCTTGATGGATGGTTGATAGACAATATCGTTTTTACCAAATTCTAATTTAGGCATTGATTATCTCCCTGTGTTATTCGCCCGCTTCCTATATGGCAATATTGCTGCGTTGCAACATGGTGATTTATCATCTAGTGTTCGTTTAATTCCATCATGAAATTCATTAAGAGAAAATACATAACCACAAAGCTTGCACTTCCCATATCCTTCTATTGTTACTAATTTGCCCTTCATGTAGTGTGTATTCATTTCTTTATCCTCACTTACATTATAAACTACTTTTAAGCATTTGTCAAGTCTTTTTAAGGAAATATTTTAATGGGAATATCTAGCGGACTTTTGATTCAAGAATTTACACCGCAAACGCTTACAGAAACAGACGATGGAGCTGGTGGAACGGTATCTACATGGGCTGACGGTACAGCTTTCAGGGGTAGGCTTTCAAGTTTACCAATAAATGAGAGAATGTCAGCCGATAAGTTAACCACATTTGCCAGTCACAAACTCTTTTCTAACACGGCAGTTACAGAGTCGCAACGGATAAGAAACTCTGATTCTACTCGTTATTTTCAAGTCAAAGGTGTTGTCAACCCATCTAATGCCGGACATCATTATGAGATTTTAGTTTTGGAGCTTGACTAATGGCTTTCGCTTCGGCGGTGAATGTTGGATTTTATAATCTCTTAAAGCTCTGGCCTGAAACATCGGCTAGGAATACAGTCTATGCTGTTGGAGATGTAATTAAACCTACTACAACTTATGCGGGACACAGTTATAAATGCACCACAGCAGGAACTAGCCACGCCACAACCGAGCCTACTTGGACAACTACAAATGGCAATACTACCACAGATGGAACGGCGGTATTCACTTGTTATGATAGCAAGACGTATCAAGTGAAGGCGAAGCAAGGTGACACAGTTCCTTATGTAACTTTTGCTTTACTTACTGAATCACCTATCGGGACATTCGCAGACTTTGAGGCTATAGAGAATTTAACCTATTGGGTGAACTGTTTTTCGGATAAATCAACAGCAGACTTGGCAGAAATAACTGATGAGGTTATGGATAGTTTAGATGATAAGACAATTTCAGTAACTGGATATACCAGTATGAAAGTAGTTAGAGAATTTATTTCAAGCCCTACTTGGGACAGCGAAACTAATATTTACCAAATAAATCTACGCTATAGAGTTTGGCTAGATAAGGCATAGTATTGTTTTATATCTTAAAGGGCTTTGTTATTTATTCTGGATTGTTAGAACATAGGAGGAAATAGAATGGCACATTTAGCAGGTAAATCAGGATATGTGGACACTGGGTCGGCGGTGTCTGGGTTGAAGTCATGGACATTGGATTATGTAACTGATGCCCTTGAGACTACTGACTTTGCAGATGCTGGGGTAAAGACTTATATAGTCGGAGGGTCGGGATGGACTGCAACAGCTGAAGGTTACAAAGAAGGTGCGCCTCAAACTCAAGGCTCTAGTGTAACTTTAAAACTTTATGAGAGCGCAGGGGCTTACTGGTCTGGGACGGCTTTAATTACACAAACCTCAGCTAGTGCTGCCCATGATGGCGTTGTGTCAGTTAGCTATTCGTTCCAAGGAACAGGAGCACTTTCGCACACTGAGGCGTAGTTTAATATGAGGGGTAATATAACAGTAATGTTATAGTCATACGAATTTGGTATGTTCAATTCCCCTCTTCAAGTAATTATTGGAGGTGTCTTATGGCTCATTTGGCTGGTAAATCAGGAAGCGTGTATATAGCTTCTACAGTGATAGATGTTTGTGACGTGGCATGGACAAATGGTACTCATGGCACGGCATCATTGGAAACGACAATTAAAAAAGAGGGAATAGGTTCAGCTAAAATTGTAGGTTCTAGTGTAGCCAATGGTGATTATATAGCCTATCATGCTATAGTTGCAGGAGCGACTAACTATGCTGGATTTACTCATGCTTTATGTTGGGCTTATTCTTCAGCGACTACGGCAGCTAATGACCTTGTATTGGTTATTGACGCTGGCGCTGGTGCTCCTGCTGCGCCTGAGACTGAGTTAAACTTCCCTGTATTGACGGCGGCGACCTGGAAGTATTGTCATTTAACTAATGTCACAGGGAAAGAAATAGAAGATTCAACTGCCGGTGTGACAGTAGGTCTAGAGTATAATGCTAACTATGCCGATACTACAATCTATCTTGACAATATTAGGGCAGCCAAAACAGTCGCTGGAATCAATACTTGGTCACTTGACTACACTACAGACGCATTAGAGACAACTGACTTTGCAGATGCTGGTGTTAAGTCTTACATCGTAGGTGGCTCTGGTTGGTCAGGTTCATTCGCTGGATACAAAGACGGTGCGCCTCTTTCAATGGGCGAGATATATGGAATCGAGTTAGCTGAAAGCGCAACTGGGACTCAGATGTGGTTAGGGGATATTATCATTACAGGAGTTCACCCTAGTGTTGGGTATGATGATGTAGTGTCTTACTCATACGATTTTCAAGGCACTAACTCCTTAACCGCTTCTTCTACTTAAAATGCTTAATCAATCAGGACAAATAGCAGTTCTATACCAAAAGGAAAAGCAAGTCGGCGGACTAAGAGATTGGGATTGCCGAGTTGTATTAAACTACACTACTAAAGACGGAGTTAAGATATATAACCCTGTCAAACATATAGACGCACAATCCTACTGGATATTAGAACTTATAAAAGATAACGTCTTTAATGCTGAGTTTTATCAAGTCTTAAACAATGACCTTATTTTAATGGACGCTGGCAGGGTAGCCATAGACCTCCCCGATGTTAGGACTGTAGACCAGAGACTATATGCTCCTATTGATGTTAGATGGGTAAGCGATAATGAACACTGAAGCAATCGTTTATCTACTTCGTAAGACCTCTCTAACCAGAACCGAGATTGGTAAACTAAAACCAGACCAGTTAAACGCTATAGTTAAAGAAGTTTACTACCAAGAATCTGTTGAAAACTATCGTAACCAATATTCAGTAGCCTCAATACTAGCAGCTATCTATAATACCATCCCACAAAAGCCAGGTCATAAAGCACTAACAGCAAAGGACTTTCTATCTGGTGAACCTCCATCAAGGGAAGGCAAAAGACCGGATACCAATGTAGAAATACTAGCTAAACAGAAAGGGATTATTTTACCGAGTAAATAGATTCTGCAATGCGTTGCAATATCTTTTAATCTTCACCTTTTGTCCAACATTCATAACTTTCACTGGGCGCATCATTATAGTAAATGATTAAAAGTGGAGTTGCCCAAATACTACACCCATATGAATCGTATTTATGAAACTCCTTACCGTCATAAATCTCAGTATTGTTTTCTATCCAGTCTCCGTCTAACCCTAATTCTGCCCGTTCAATATCACGACCTAGCTTGATTTGTCCTTGAACGATTTTGATAGCCTTTTGTTCATCTACATTCATATGATACCCAACATCACCACGAGGACCGAGAAAACTAGAAGCAAAACTCATACTACCTGGGACATAATTTTTATTCATCCCTCACCTCCACTTTAATAATAACACATCTAAAATAAAAAGTCAATAGGAGTAAACAATGGAGAATGAAGTAAATATCTTAGCTGAAGAAAAACCAAAGTCAATTAAACTAGCAGACGGTAAAGAATACAAACTCCCACCAATAGACATGACTACTCTAGCCAACATAGAAAAGACTATGGGATTCGGACTTGGTAGACTACAGACCAAACTAGAAAACGAAACCATGACTACCATGAGAAGTCTAATCTATGCTCTCTTAAAAGAAGAACAACATGGGTTAGATATAGACAAAGTGGGGCATTTAATTACCCTTAAAGAGATGTCCTCAATATCCACAACTATCAGTGAAATAATGGCTATGTCTTAGAAAGGAGTCCACTATGCCTAATGGGAATTATGTTAATAGCGAATTAGACTTTGAGAATCAGATAGGCAAGATGGCTGACCGCACTTTGCTAGAATTCGTTGCCAGACAGAACTATGAAACTTGTATCCGATGCGATAAACATAATGTTCGTATTACGGCATTAGAAAATGAAAGCAAGAAAATATCAGGCATAGCAGGTGGTATAGCAGGAACTATTACTGCAATAGTAATTGGAATTATTAATTACTTTGTAAGGAACTAGGATGGCAGAGACCTTAGTTGAACTCGTAGCAAAAATCAAGGCGGACTCTACTCAATTAGAAAAAGGGCTTACGGATGCTGAAAAGCAAACTGAGGCCTCTTCTAAAAAGATGGCATCGTCCCTTAAAACTGTTGGCGCAACTATAGTTGCCTCTGGCGCCGCTATAACTGCTGCTCTTGGATTTATGGGCAAAGCTGCTATTGATGAAGAAATTAATATAAAACGCCTTGCCACTACAGTTGAAAACTCTGGCACTTCTTATGATAAAGTCAAAGATTCAATGGAAGCTCTTATCGCCACTACTCAAAGGAAAACTGGCGTAGCTGATGATGAACAAAGGGATATCTTAAATAGATTAATTCTAGTAACTAATGATTATAATACATCACTTTCACTATTGCCTACTGTTCTTAACCTTGCTGCTGCTGGTGAAATGGATGCTACTACTGCAGCGACTTATCTAGGTAAGGCTTATCTTGAATTAGAAGAAAATGGTAAGAAACGGCTTGATATTCAATCTCAATTAACAGCGGGTACTATTGATTTAGAAACAGCAGAAAAGGAATTAGCAAAAATTACTGATACTGTTTCCGTCAGATTCGGACAGGCATCACTCCAATTTGAATCTATGGAAGCTATTCAGAATCGTGTGGCCGGTGCTGCTGAGAACTTAGCCAATCCTCTTTCGGTTCTTAAAGCATCAATAGGCGACGTAGCTGAAACAATAGGGGCTAATTTAATTCCTTTAATTAAAGATGCTACAAACAAAATTGTAGATATAGCAATTAAAGTTCAAGATTGGACAAAAGAACACCCTGAACTTGCTAAAACTTTAACTTTAGTTGCTCTTGGAGTAGGTGCAGTTCTAACGGTAGTAGGCGGACTAATTTTAATTCTTCCTACATTAATCTCTGGTGTAGCTGCCTTTGGAGTTGTGTTTCATGCTGCCCTTGGCCCAATAGGATTAATCTCAATAGCTATAACTGCCCTTATAGCTGCTGGCACAGCTTTGTATCTAAACTGGGATAAAGTAACTATGTTTTTCAAAGAAGCATGGGTTAAGATTAAATTATTCTTTCTAGAAGGTGTTAAAGGTATTCTTGATTCACTTTCTAATTTTACTAAATTCATTCCAGGTTTGAATAATTTAGTAGATTCTGCCAGAGAGAAAATTGCCAATATTATTGAATCTACTAAAATAGAGGAAGAAGCTCTTAGGGCAGAAAAGGCGTTAAGGGATGTTAGCGAAGTTCTAGTTGAAACTACAGAGATTGTTGAACAAAATACTGACGCAACTAAAGAACAAACTAAGGCTGCATTAGAGAATATTAAAGCCTTAGAAGAACAAAAAGCTGCTTTAGAGGAAACCACTGATAGATTAAAACGAATGCGGTCAGAATACGAATATACTCGTAGCGATGCTGGTAGATTAGGAATCTCGATAAAGGATGTTACTTTTACGCTTTTTAATATGGGTAAAACAACAGATGAAATTGCTTCTATAATTGCATCTCTAGGAGATGACGCTGAAAATGTTAATAAAGTAATGGAAGTCTTTGGATTAACTACAAAGCAAGTTAAGGAATATTTAGACTCCCAAAGAATGGCTGTAAATGAATTAGCAAAATCATATGACTCTATGGCTGAAAGCGCAAAAAAAGCTTATGCTGGCCCAGCTTTCTCTAAGCAAATAGAATATGAAAACGGAACACCCGTATTAACATGGGAACAAACACTGGCTTATCAGCATGGTGAGTTAAACATCCCCGAATTCGCTACTGGCGGTGTAGTTTCCGGGCCGACTGGTATGCCACAATTAGCTACAGTACATGGGGGTGAAACAATTATCCCTGCTAATGAATCTTATGGTAATGTTTCAATTAATTTTACTCAACCAGTATTCTTTGATAGGGAAGATACTATGATTAAGTTTGTAGATATGGTTTCTAAAGGTATTGATAGGAAATATAGATTAGGTGGTAGATTATAATGGCGAATGAATTTGTCCATTCTAGCGTAGGCACTACAATGACTCAGGCTGAATTTGAAGCCATAGGGCTTCATGTTTGCAATTCACAAGCTACTGGAGATTTAATTTATGCTTCATCTTCCAGCCAACTATCACGGTTAGCTATTGGTAATGGTGTCCTTTATGGGACTAGCGGGACACCAACTTGGTCAACAGAGATTGATAACATGACATTAGATACGGCTGTAGCTAAAGGAACTTGGACTGCTTCGGGTACTTGGACAATCCCGGCAGTTACATTAACGGAAGGTTCAACTTTAAACCTTAATGACGCAGCGATACTTGCAAATAATAGCACCGCAGGCAGAGTCTATATCCACGCTGGAACAAACACGGCAGGGGCAGGAGCTATCCTTCAATTAGCAGGATCTACTCACGGCTCTGCTGGCTCGTTTGCTTTCTGGACACCTAATGCAACAACAGATGGAGATGTTTTAAGGCTTTGCATTACAGGCGGAGCTGCGGCGGCTACGGCTACTTGGAGTAATGTAACTCATGCTGATTTAAATCTTAGTGATTACTTAGGTCTGTTTAAAACTGACTCAGATAGTGCTGTTGAAGCTGAATTATGGTATGACGATTCAGAAAATGTCTTGAAATATTATAATGGCAC